CCGAATAGAACAGCGTCTTTTTGCCTACTAAAATAGAAGCAGGCTATCGGTACATAGGTGTTGTTCGTGGTAACAATTCTACGTCGCATCGAATATTGCCCGTCGCCGTTATGATTTAGCCAATCTTGAACATCCGCAAGGAACGCGGCTGACGGTTCGATCAATTTGATACAAACAGTGCGTGGCCGATACTGCGCTCTTATATTATAAATCATGTTTAGACTACTCGAAGAAGAATGACATCCTTGCCAGTACGGCTCTTCACCTTCGTAGCCGTAGCACGGACACTATCGAGAAACTTCCGCAGTCCAACTTTGCCAGCCTTCATAAACTCAGGCAGCTGGATTTCCGGCTTGCGGATAGTCTTGCACACACTCGTCACCTCATCATATCCAATAATGGTTGAGCCGCGTACAGTCAACGCACCACCAACGTCAGCCAAATACCTACCAAGCTTACGGCTTTTAACGTTGAACACCCAAAGCTGCTCAGCGCCTACAATGTCCTTAGGTTGGACACTAACAAGCCGAAACTTTTTGAATTCCTTCAAGTATTTCAACTTGGCCGTAAGCTTGTCGGCACTGACCGCTTTCTTTTTGCGTACTTTGCGGTTTAGGTTCTTATGCTTGACATAGTTGTCAAAATCAGCGAACAATTTCTGGTACCATGTAAGCACGTTTTTAAGGCGTCGGCCTTTAAGTCCAGCATAGGCTTCCACCAACTGTTCGTCACCTTTCGGCTTTTTGCTTTCGACAATCTCCTTATATGAATTTTCAAACATTGCTCGCATTTTGCTAGCAACAGGTTTGGTGACTTGGTTTTCGACCAGATACTTATACACATCAACGGTTGATTCTTGTTTGGTAAACACCCGATCCATATCCTCGTCAAATTCGCCAGCGAGGCTGCGAGCTTGTTCAAGCATACGATCCTGGATGGTTTCAAACAATCCCTTAGTAGGTTTGTCAGCACTAACCTTTTTGCGGCCCCGTTTAGTTTCAACAACCAGATCCGGGTCGGTCGCTTCGATAGCTTCCACAACCTTGCCGATCAAATATTGCTCGTGTTCTTTTGTAAGCTTGAGACCGTTGTTGGCAATTTTTGCAACTCCTAACATTGTAGGCTTCGACCAAGAATCGGCACTTTTGCGGAATGTTGCAATTTTCTTCTTAGCCTTCTCCGGCTTTTTATCCAGCAACTTGGAATTCGTTTCCAACCACTGGATTAGATCTTTTTTCTTCGGTGCATAATGCTGAGTAGCATTATAGAAATTGAGCGCCTTAGTAAGGTCGCCATGATAATCTTCATGTGCGGGCTGAACGGTCCATTTCGGTTCACCACCGATGTATTTTTCTTCGAGATGAACAGAGGTTCGGGTTCGACGCTCACCCTTGGGTTTCTTCGACTTCAATGCTGTCATTGCTTTGCGAGCCATGTTATCTCCTTATTCAAAATCAGGGTTAATAGGATCATTGGAACCACAATATCCACAACAATAGCCTTTGGCTACTGGTGCGCTACAATGGCGACATGGATAAATCTCTGGAGCATAACAGCGAGCAACTTCATTCGCAGCGGCTTCCCATTTAGCAGTTCCGTATTCTGCTTTAAACTTCGGTTTTTTGATTTTAGATTTTGTCATGTTTGCTCCTAGTTAGCTAACCTATCGTATATTATAGCAAATTCTACCCAAAACCACAAGTGCTAAGAACTCCATAATAATCAAGTACTTACATAGCCTACTGTCTAACTAAATAGTAACATAGGAACAAAATATGCCAAGATTGTCACTTTGGAAGGACGGCGCACACAGTAACGATTACCAATTTTTCGATAATAGAATTCGAGAAATGTTTACGACAGGTGGTACTGGAATTGCAGTACATAAATATCTTGGCCCACAAGACCAGACTCAAACCGGTGACGCTACCAAGCCTGATTATTTAAACGCTACTGAAGAAAATATCCAGGATTTGTTATTTGTTGAAAACAGGGATCGGAAATATGATCCGGACATACACCTGATGCGTGGAATTTATCAAGTGGCTGATATCGACTTTGACCTAAGCCAATTTGGATTGTTCTTAACGAACGATACATTGTTTATGGTTTTTCATCTTAATGAGATGGTAAACATGTTGGGTAGAAAATTGATGGCTGGTGATGTATTAGAATTACAGCATTTAAAAGATTACCATAGCTTAGACACAAGCGTTCCATATGCGCTAAAGCGATATTTTGTAATACAAGATGCAGCAAGAGCGTCCGAAGGATTTAGTCCAACATGGTGGCCTCATTTATGGAGGGTAAAATGTACTCCATTAGTAGATGCGCAGGAATACGCTGACCTATTGGGTACCATTAAAGCTGGTGAGAACACAGATGATACATTAGCTGATATGTTAAGCCAACTCGATAACAATATCACTATTAATGATGCAATTATTGCTCAGGCAGAAGCAGAAGTTCCACAAAGCGGATATGATACTAGCCATTTATATGTTGTACCTACTAGGGATGATGAGATTAATGGCGCTGATGGTGGACCGGCTGATCCAGAAAACATTATAGGTCCTGATGGCAGTACATTAGTTGCTACCGAAACAACACCGTCTAAGGATATTGTTTCATATTTGCAAGGAGACGGTATTCCGCCAAATGGACATCCAGTAATATCTGGTATTGCATTTACAGATAATCCAACTGTTGGTGATTATGTATTACGATTAGATTACTTACCTAATAGGCTATTTAGGTTTGATGGTAGACGTTGGGTTAAGGTAGAGCATGCGCGTAGAGATAATTACACGCCCGGGTCAAATACTAGCCAAAAAGCTTCCTTTAATAACAACGAAGGCAATGTGTCGTTGGACAATGCTACGAGTGTGCCTAGCAAGCAAGGCCTTAGCCAAGGTGCTAAGAATAGGAATAAAACAACATGAGCGCAGTTCCATTTTTCTATGACGAACAAATAAAACGGTTTCTTATTCAGTTTATAAGACTGTTTAGTAATTTCCAAGTTCAATTCGGTACTGGTGATGAAGCGGCCTTTCGCCGTGTACCAGCTAAGTATGGTGATATAAGTCGGCAGGCTGCACATGTGTTGACTAAGAACAGTGAAAACTTTCTTAATGTATTTCCACAGATTAGTTGTTACATATCTAACCTGCGCTATGATAGAGATCGGGTGCAAGAACCAAATTTTATTAGTAAAATGAGCATACGTGAACGTGAGTGGGATGACAATACACAATCATACCTAACGACTCAAGGTAATGCATTTACTATTGAACGACATATGCCGGTTCCATATACTATGGTAATGAAGGTGGACATTCTATCTAGCAATACAGAACAAAAATTACAATTATTAGAACAGATATTATGTTTATTCAATCCTAGCTTAGAAATACAAAGTACAGATAATTATATTGATTGGACCAGTTTAAGTGCCGTTCTATTAACAGATACAAATTGGACTAGTAGAAGTATTCCAGTAGGTACAGAAACACCAATTGACGTTGCTACGCTATCCTTTGAATTGCCAATTTGGATTAGTTTGCCAGCAAAGGTTAAAAAACTTGGTGTGGTACAAAAAATTATCGGTGGTATTTACGATGCTGATGGTAACCTAAACGTTGACAGTATTGATGAATGGATCTTGTTAAGTGATCGTGCATACATTACTCCGTTAAATTGGGGTGTATTATATAATGGCGGTGAGCTTACTTTATTACGATATGAATCTACTGTTGCCGGTGAAGGCGAAATCATTAACTATCCGTTAGAATTAACAGGCACAAAAGAAAATTGGCATGCATTTGTTAATATGTATGGAGAATTAACCAATGGAATAAGTCAAGTAAGACTATTACAGAGTGATGGCGAAACAGAAGTTATAGGTACGGTAGCATTTCATCCAACAGATGATACGCTTTTATTATTCACTGTTGATACCGATACTATTCCAGTTAATACATTAACACCAATTACCGCAATTATTAATCCGTTAACTGCTGGTCCTGGCGGCGTATTGCCAGCATCTAGTATAGGACAACGTTATCTACTTACAGAAAATATTGGTTCAATTTCTAACATTGATTTCTCTTCAATCCCCTCTGGCGCGACAGCGTGGAAAGGTACTGGCGGAGAAGATTTAATTGCTGAGGTTAATGATATTATTGAATATGATGGAACAGAATGGATAGTTAGTTTTGATAGTTCAGAATCAACAACTATAGAATACATAAGTAACTTAGCTACTAATGTTCAATATAAATGGACCGGAAGTAATTGGGTTAGAAGTTACGAAGGCGAATATATAAACGGAAGATGGTCATTAGTTCTGTAACAGGAGTTATTGAATGTATTCAACTATACGAGGTGTGGGGGCCTTAATCTACGCAAAAGACACCGATCGTTTCCTCTTTTTATTAAGAAATGGCAAAAAATTTGATGGTTCTTGGGGATTAGTTGGCGGAAAAATAGATGATAAAGAAACTGCTGGCAAAGCACTAATACGAGAAATAAAAGAAGAAATCAATCTTACTCTTACAGAAGAAAAAATTATTCCTTTGGATACATTTACTAGCACCAATAAGAAATTTTTGTTCTATACCTATTTGTTAATTATTGAGAATGAGTTTATGCCAAAATTAAATGAGGAGCACAAGGGGTATTGCTGGTGTTATTTAGAAGACCATCCGAAACCATTACACCCAGGATTACATGTGACATTTCGTACTAATGACGTCAAACAAAAAATTATTACAGCCAAAAATAATTTTAAAATTATTGCTGTGTAGGTGTTGGTTCAGTAGTAATTACATTTGCATCAACATCTTGTTGATTGACCTGCGCCTCGGCCTGTTGCTTAATCATCCCAATTAAATCAACTACTTGAATAAACGGCATTTGGGCTAATGAACCTAATACTGCATTAACTTGTTCTACGCTAAGATCTAATTTAATTTGAGCCATATTGTATTCCTATTCGATAATCTATTTATACTATGCCAACTACCACTTCAATTAATTTAACCGATTCTTCTACACTAGTTACTAAGGATTTACCGATTACTGATCCAGTCTTAGGATTAGCTTCTGCTCTAGCATAACCATTCCCTGCACTTACTAACATGTCACCTTTAGAAACCTGTCCAATTACTTTACATGGAACTCGCCCAGTTAATGCTAAGTCAATTACATATAGTGAGGTTAGATCCGAATTCATTAAGTATGCAGGCAATGAACTAACTACTCCAGCAACTCGATTACTATGATCTTCGTTACATTGTGACACTTCTTCTACACCACCAAAATGCATGACCGTACCTGGTTCATAATCAGCATCTGCTACATATTTTTCTGCTAAGTCAGAATATCGTGCTGCGGTTGCTGTTCCACTAAAGAGAGTTGCGGTTAGCGTGCCAGACGCATTTAATGTCATTGTATTTGTAAGCGTTTGGTTATCTGCGGTTGCGGTTGCGGCTTTGCCCCAAACAAAACCACCCGTCAGATCAGAAAGCATAACTGATCCGATAACACCTCTGGTTCTAAATGTTGCTGCATTGGTTCCGTGTTCTGCATGGAAGCCTAAAAAGTTAACCCCGGTAGAGGTATATGCTCCTAGTGTTCCTCTATATCCAGCAGCATTAGTATGACCAAATTCTACACCATTTCCTCCAACAACCGCAGAAACTAAAGCATTTGATACCGGAGTGGTAGCACCAGCTCGCATAGTGCCAGACGTTGTAAGCCCTGTGACTGCTAACGCACCCAATGTACCTACTGAGGTAATATTAGTTTGCGCTGCGGTTGATAATGTACCGGTCAATGTTGTTGCGCTTACAATTGTTGAAACTGACAACGTGGTGCCATTATAAGTCATGCCAGTACCGGCGCCAATTACGTTTGTGCCAGTTGCATAAAGAAGTTGGTTAGCTGTAATAGTTGCTGGGTATGTTGCGGTAGTTGCCGCAACAACGTTTGTACCTGACGCTCTTAAGATCTGACCTGTAGCGATAGTGTCTGGATACGTGGCAGTAGTTGCTGAAATTACGTTAGTGGCTGAAGCTCTTAATAATTGACCTGTAGCAATAGTGTTTGGATAAGTTGCGGTTGATACACCAACAACGTTAGTACTAGATGCTCTCAATAATTGACCAGTCGCAACAGTACTTGGATACGTCGCAGTTGTTACACCAATTACGTTAGTGGCTGAAGCTCTTAATAATTGACCTGTGGCAACAGTATTCGGATATGTGGCCGTTGAAGCCGCCCAAACGTTTGCACCAGAAGCGCGTAAAATAGTTCCAGAACCGAATGTTGCAAGTCCTGTACCACCTCGGATTGCTGCAATAGTTGTTGCGTTCCACGTACCTGTTGTTATTGTACCTACTCCAGTAATTGCAGTTTGAGAAGCAGTTGATAATGTACCGGTCAATGTTGTTGCGCTTACAATTGTTGAGACTGATAAGGTTGTTCCATTATAAGTAATTCCGGTACCAGATCCAATAACGTTTGTACTAGTAGCATATAATACCTGGTTAGCTGTTATGGTGTTTGGGTAAGTGGCTGTTGACGCGGCCCAAACGTTTGCTCCAGATGCGCGTAACAATGTACCACTAGCAAATGATGTAAGACCCGTACCACCTCTGATTGCTGCAATTGTTGTTGCATTCCAAGTACCAGCAGTTAAGGTACCAACACCTGTAATATTAGTTTGTGAAGCTGTTGTTAAAATTCCACCAACACTAGTAAATGTTCCAACACCAGCACTTATATTACCTGTTACAGATAATAAAGCTCCTGTGTAAGTAAGTCCTGTGCCCGATCCAACGACGTTTGTACTAGTTCCATAAAGAATTTGATTAGCAGTTATAGTACTTGGATATGTCGCCGTTGTTACACCAATAACGTTTGTACCTGAGGCTCTTAGTAATTGACCAGTCGCAACAGTACTTGGATATGTCGCCGTTGTTACACCAATAACGTTTGTACCTGAGGCTCTTAGTAATTGACCTGTCGCAATGGTATCTGGATATGTTGATGTTGTTGCGGCCCAAACGTTTGCGCCAGAGGCGCGTAACAATGTACCACTAGCAAATGAGGTAATACCCGTACCACCTCTATTTGTTGCGATAGTTGTTGCGCTCCAAGTACCTGTTGTAAGAGTACCAACACCTGTAATATTAGTTTGTGAAGCTGTTGTTAAAGTTCCACCAACGTTAGTAAACGTCCCAGTTGTTCCAAATACATTGCCAGCACTCAGATTAGCTGTAACAGTCTGACCACCTGTCACTGCTAAATTTGTTCCATTAAATGTAAGTCCAGTACCAGCGCCAATAACGTTTGTGCTTGTTCCATATAAAACTTGGTTAGCTGTAATAGTTGCTGGATAGGTTGCTGTTGTTATTCCGACAATATTAGTACCAGTTGCCCTAAGTATTTGACCTGCTGCAATGGTATCTGGGTAAGTGGCGGTTGACGTTGCCCAAACATTTGTGCCGGACGCCCTAAGCATCTGGCCTGTGGCCGCTGATGTAATTCCCGTGCCACCTTTATTAACAGCAATCGTTGTTGCATTCCAAGTACCAGTTGTTACAGTTCCAAGTCCAGTGATATTTGTCTGAGCTGCTGTTAATAGTGTTCCTGTTACATTTGTTGTAATTACATTACCGGCATCTACGTTACCTGAAATATTAGCTGATATTCCTAGTAAATTACCAGCAGTGTCTGAAATTATATATGCGCTCTGTCCGACTGAAATGCCATGACGAGCATGAAATTCTTTTGCCATTTAAGTTCCCTGTCCCCTAAATTAATAAATTGTATTGTATTTAGTTAATTTTGGATTTTATACTAGGGTCATTACGCAACAAGATTTAAAGACTGTACTGTTTGCTGAATTTGGGGTAACTAATAAGCGTAAGTTGCCGCTATTATAATCAACACTAAAATCTCCACACGTTCCAGTTAATGTAATATTTCCATATTCTGTAAATTCTGCGGTAGAACCATTATGAATTGCCATTACCTTTGTTTTCTGATATTTGCTTCCGGTTGAATCAATTCCTTCAATTGAAAATTCTGCAGATGAAAAATCTGCGCCGGCGAATGTACCTATTACCTGATCTGGTGTGGTTGCTGTGGTTGTTAGCGTCGTTTCTAATATTGCACAATTGCTAAAATACAGCATTCCAATACCAGACGTAACGTTCCCTATTGTGTAAGTATTATCAATAGCTGGTGTAAAATGTCCATCAATATCTATACGCCATCTTTCTGATACAATTGCATCATCTGCATAGAACTTGATACCAACGTTATCCTCTAAAACAACTTGAATTAATCCATCGGAACTGGCGAGACTACCTGTTGTATCAACCGTAGTAATACTTCTAAGTTCAACGGTTACGTTACTTGCTGGAGCCGATACAAATGTCAACACATTTCCAGCAACGTTATAATCGTCGCCTGGTATCGCTACTGCACCATCTAAACTTGCAATAACTCCTGCTGTTGTGGCAGATTGAGTTAATGCATAAACATTAGTATTTCCATCTCCAACGTATTTGTCGCTGGAAATAAGTACAATTTCATCACTTATGCTTTGCCATTTTCCACCATCATAAAATTCTATAGTAAATGTTTCGCTATTAATCCGAAGCATTCCAGTTACTGGCGAGGAAGGACGTTGACTTGTATTACCTGCTGGTAAGATAGTAGCATAATTTCCTACAAAACCTACACTACCTATGCCACTAGTAATTAATGTAATATTTGCGTTTGCTGCGGCAGTAAAATTATTGTTTGCATCTAATTCTAAGTTAGTAAATTTTAAAATTCCTGATCCTGTAGGTAAAAGTTCAATATTACCGTTGGCTAATGTGTTAGTAATTGTGTTAGCACTAATAAAGAAATTTTCAACAACAACTGGATTTCCTAATTCAATATTACCACTAGCAGCCGATATAATATTAT